AGCTGCTGCGTCGTGGTCACCTTTCTCCATATGAGCGATGGCCTTCTTAAACTTGGAGAAACGAACCCTACCAAGATTAAAGTGCATATTGATGATGCCGTCACGCCTTGCGCCTTCTTCCAAATCATTAAACCAATCATATTCCGTGCTTAATTCTTGAATCGTCCTAACAATGTCATTGCTCAGCATGAAGTCGATTTCCTCGATGCTTAAACCAATGCCTTGATGCTGGCCGTCAGGGTGTATATTGCGTCCAGCACCAATGTGCCAAGTGCCGAACTGATCCCTGTAAGCCCTAGTCTTCACACCTTCGTGGCGTTTTAGCTGTTCTATAAGTTTTTCCATACCTTTAATTTCCATTGTGGCTAGACCCGAAGTAGAAACTGGCAATGCCGCTAACCAGACCGCCAAGATAACCGAGAACCAAGTTGACAATCGCATCATCATTGCTCTCAGGCGCTTGAAGCGTGACCATAAATATATACGCCAAGAATCCCACCATCGCCAAAACTGCAATAAGCTTAGGCGTAGGGTCCTTGGCAAACTTAGCTCTCGCGTCTTGCCTGTCTTCCGTCTCAAGTCGAAACCCCTCGATATTAGCCGTTAATTTTTTAATTTCTAGTTCTGCATCTTGCAGAATCTCGGCTTTTTCCGGTTCGTTCTCAACCACTTCTTCTATCTGTTCTATGCTGGATGTTTCGGGCATTCCTAGCTTTTTAGCGGCTAACTTTACGGCCATTCCAGCGATAGGATTACTACTCGCTACCGTTTTAACGAGCGTAGGAGCTAATGCTCCAAGAATCCCTTTAAGCTTCATAAAATATCAACCATAGCTTTATTAACGCTTCAAGATTCCGAATCACTTTTGTCGGTTGCGTCAGCGTTTTCCTCCTCGACAATTTCATCGATGGTGTCACACACATCGACAATAGCGACACCTGTTGTAACTTCAGTAGCTACACGCCCTACCGCACGGATACCTTTATAGATTTCAGAGCAATAAAGCTCCTTATTGGCAATCATGTCTTCGCTTACAGAACAACTGCTTAACAAAAACACAAACAATAGACAGGAATGTTTCACGTGGAACGTCTCCTTTTGCGTCGGCCTTTACCGGCGGTGTTAAGTGCAATGGCTACCGCTTGTTTTTGCGGATAGCCTTCGCCTTTTAATTTTCTTACATTGCCACTTACAGTTTTTTTACTGCGACCTTTCTTTAATGGCATAAATCACCTACATTTACAAAAATAGGGGTTTGTTCACCAACCCAAGCTCCCACTACATTAAAGTCAAAATACTCTTGGGCCTCGTCGTAGGACATTCCTTGACCTTGCAATATTTCAATACACTTTTCTCTGTCGTAAACCGCCAGAGTAGGCTGACCACACCGCTCCCCAGTGCCTATAAGGGCGGCATCAAAGCCATCGGCAAGTAAAATATTGTCTTCCATTAGTTAATGGTGAACTTTCCGCCACGCAACATGGCGCCCATACCCCGACAAGTGCCTGTTGTCACCTTGCCCTTGCCTAAATTCTTAGGCGTAGGAATTTCCTTGTAATCGCTGAAAGGAGCCTTACCTTGGTCCTTGATTACCTCAAATTTGGTAGCTTTTGGGGTCTTGGGAGGCGGCGCACCACCTGTTTTTACGGTTCTGCTCATGGAGTTTCTCCTAATTTTTCACGTAAACGCATCATTTCACGCCTATCTGACGCTCGAATACGTTCTGCGGTCTGTTTTTCCTGCGATTCTATCCGATCTTCAAACTGTTCGCCTCTTTGAACCACTTTTTGCTCTTCTAAGGCCAGTTTTGCTTGATCGTTGGCTATATCTGCCTGTGTTTTCTGCCCTTTTATGTCTATTTCTTGCTGTTTCAGCGCGATTAACGGATCTGGGCCTTCTTCTTCGCCTCCACCTGCAATTTGCTGGCTTTGTTGACGCAACGCAGTCATCTCCTGCGCAATAATCTGGGCTATTAGCGTCTCAACCTGCAACATTTGATCCTCTGTTGCCGGTTGTCCTTGATTTTCCTGCATAAATTGGATGGCCGCTTGCTCTCTGGCCTTCAATTTAACGTGTTCAAGGACGTGTTTTTGCAAAGAAACCACCACCTCCGGTAATTGCTGCACCATTCCACCCGCCATAAAGGTTAAATGCGCCGTAATATGCGCCGTGTGGTCCTGTCCCTCGAAAGCTTTAAGCTCTGTGCTTTCCAAAGCGTCCACATTTTCCTGTGCAGGGTCTTTAGGTAAGGGTTCTTCAAGCTCTGGCGCTTTCAAAATGCTGTCAATATCGCGCACACCCAAGGCTTCGTACATTCTTCGGAACGCTTCTTGCGAGTTATGCAGCTCTGGCGCTTGTATTGCTAACTCTAACTGGCTTTGGGCCAAGGCAATACGCTGCGCTTGTGAAAAAATATTAGGATTTGAAACAGGGAATACATCAACCCTGTCATCAAAATCCTGCGCCATAATGGTTTGTTCACCACCCGCAACTGAATACGGATATTCCTGCGGCAACGATTCGTGCATCACTCGTGCCAAAATCTTAAATTCATTGCGCATCGCGTAATGCAGCCGCTTATGTACCGCGCTCATTACCCGTGCACCCTGCTCCAGTAGTGCTACCGTTGTACCCACTGCTGCTTGCTGATTACCGTCACCCACTTTCATGTCGGTAATCGTGGCAAACCGCTGCGCCGCATCCACCACAAAACCCAGTAACTGAAACAACGTCGTGTCCGGTCCTTTAAAAGGCAATGGCATCAAGCTGTCCCTGATCGCTCCGCCGGGAGCGTCCACATCTCGGAACTCACCGGGCTGTAACGGATCAGCGTCATCCCTCACCCGTAGGCCACGGGCCTTGAAGCCCGCCGGTAAATTAGACAAAGTGCCCGCATCGATAAGCTGTCGGAGAGAAGCCGTAGCTGTACGGGACAACCCACCGATGGTGTGAATCAGTCCAAGGCCATAGAAACCGAAACCGGGCAAAAACTTGTAATGCACAAAATAAGCTATTTTTTTCTTTTGCGGATCACCTTCCCGGTAATTGCGACGTATAGATAATACGGTGCCTTTTTCTTCACTTATCGTAACAACATACGGGAGTTTAATGCCGGTAGGCTCTCCACCTTCGTCAATATCCTCAAATCCTTCCAGATCCAGTTCTACGTGAAACTCCAACAGGTTAACGTCGTAATTCACAGTAGAGGACGGATCTACGCCTTCAATCTTGTTCAGCTCCTGCCTCACTTCGTTATCTGGCGTTTGTTGAGGATTGAGTTCTACGTCACGATAAAAACCTGCAATCTGCTGTTTTCTAAGATCATTTTCACTCATGGGAACCACATGAGTAATAATCGGACAGGTTTCGAGGTTGCTGGTTTCATACGGAACCACTAAGTTTTCCGCAGGAACAAACGTAGACACAGGGCGATCCAGTGCCGCATCGTAGTAAACTTTCTTAAAGGTAGAACCGGCTAAGGGCAAATAAAACAACATCTGATCGAATTCGGGGGTGTATTCCTCCATCACTTCGGTCAAACAATAATTCATGTATTCTTTAACTCGGGTAGCCTGTTGCTCTTTTTCCTTGGTAGGCGCACCCATGACCACGGTGCGAACAGGACCACCGGGGGGTAAAAGTTCGTTGTAGGCTTGAGCCTGAAATTGCGTGGCAGCTTCCGCCAAAATAGGGTGAGTGACTCCCGTGGCCCCGCGAAAAGGTTCAGTGCGCTCTTCGTATTTAAAGCCCAGTAGCTTCAGCCCTTCCGAATAAGTGTCCATCCATTCTTTGCGGGTTTCCTTGTTTCCTTCGTACTGCCCCTGCAAATCACTGGACATCGTTCCTAAAACCACGTCATCCATGTCTTCGGCCAGATTTCGGTAAAAATCCCCTTCGTCTATAAACGTCTCTTCTTGAGGCGCAAAATCAACAAGGACCCCACCATCGTCCGAGTCTGTGATCTCTACCTCGGCCATCAACTCGTCCACGTTTAAACCAGTTGTATTAGGCGCACCAATCTCTAAATCATCTTCTATTTCAACGTCTACGGTTCGTTCAACCATGGGGGTTATGCTTTCGCCGTTCGCCATCTATCTTCTCCTCGCCATAATGCGATCCAGCGTTCCCGCCATTTCTGGCGACATGGTACTTCCTTGCATACTGCCTATACCACCATGGCGCATGAGCCGTGATCCGACGGCCTCGTTTCGCTGCTCCAACGGATCTGTCGAACCTCCTTGGTTAAAGCCCCTGTATCTACCTGTGAAGCCCCCAATTCCCAAAGGTATATTGGAACCATCTCCGGTGCTGCCAAAAGTAGCCGTTTCAGGACCGCCAAGCATAAAAGAAGAATCCCCTTCTGCCAGACCCTGTGCCGCTGCTCCCCACTGGTAATCCACTTCACCCGGTTGCGCTCCAAAAGCTCCGCCGGGGATAAAAGTGTTGTCAACACTAACGTAGGGAGAAGTGTTATAGGGAATGAAGGTGTCACCCGGTCCGGGGATCAAGGGCTTCGTAGCACCAACTAAATCAAGGTTGCTGTACTGAGTACCGCCGGTTGCTGTACCGCCGGTTGCTGTACCGCCGGTTGCTGTACCGCCGGTTGCTGTTGTCGCAGCCGCAGCCGCCGCTGTATTAAGGCGATCAACCTCGGCCTGAACCTCGCCGGGAGTCAAATTATAAGCAAGAGCTACCTCACCCACCGACAGCTCGTTGGCATTGATTTTGCCCAGCAGATCGGTGATGGTTTCCTGAGTAGCTATGCCGGGAGTTAAAAAACCACTTGCCGTTTGTGCGGCTCGATTAGCCAACGTGTCTGATGCACTAAGCGTACCTGCGTCGGTCACCGTAGCTCCTCCGACACCGGATGTATCAGTAACGGTATCAGTAACCGTTTCTCCTCCTGTTGTATCACCCGTACCAAGCAACCCTGCATTAACGCCCGTAGCCGAAATATCTATACCTTCAGAAAGATTAGACTGAAGCTGTGCGTTGGCATTTCCGCTAAGATCATCCGAGAAAACGGTAACCCCACCCACGCTGCCAAAATTACCGTCGTCACTGTATTCGCTAGTAACAACGTCAAAAACATCCTGTGCAGAAGAATCAATGCCCGCGGCCCCGGCTCCGGCAGTTGCGTCCAGATCCAGCAGTGTCGTTGCACCACTGATCTGCGCACCAAGTGCCATATCCGTGACCGACAGACCGTCGCCCGCCATGGCAGCCGCTACCAAGGCATCCTTGCCTTGTTGTATAAATTCGTCTTTTTGTGCTTGCGTGGGGTTAGGGCCGTACTGGGCAATCAGGGCATCGTTGGTTTCTTTAACAATCTGGGCAACCGTTTCGATATTGGTCATATCGCGGCACTCGCCCGTGGCTTCATCGCGCATTTGTCCGGCTGGACAATCCTGAGTTACAGTAATATCTACGCAGGTGCCATCGGCGCCCTCTGTTTTTCCTTCAGGACATACGCAGTTGCCAGCCGCGTCTTTTACCTTGCCGCCCGTGCAGGTAACCGTAGTCACAATCTCCCTGCAACCCCCTGCGCCATCATCTTCATAACCCGCTGGACACCCCCCTGTCACAGTAGCTACACAATTACCGTCTGCATCTTCCGTTTTTCCTTCAGGACATACACAGTTGCCGTCGGCATTTTTTACTTTACCGCCAGTACAACCGGGGTCAGTTACATCTTCAATACACTGGCCCACGTCGTTTCGCGTATAACCCGTGGGACACGGTTCGTTGTACGGAAACGTAGCCGGACAGGTAGGGTTTAAACCGGTAATCTGCTGAGAAGCGCCCGCCGCGTTATAACAAGTAATAGTGCTGGTGCCCACCGCCGGTCTCGTGGTGTAAGGAAAGTCAGTGGGGCACGTCGTTCCCTCAAAAACCTGCGACTGTCCGGCATCGTTGTAACAAGTGATAGTAGGCGTCGTATCCTCTACTACCGTAGTGGTGGTGGTAACAGTATCATCGCCGTCATCATCACCAAGAGTTGTGGCATTGGCGTCAACGGTGCTGGTCACCGTATCGCCCGATTCAATCAGGTCAATCGTATCGGCACCCGTGGCTACAATGTTGCCCGTGGTGTCCAACGTACCTACTTTCGTGGTCCCTGTGCCGTCAGCAGCAATCCCCATGCCCGTAGACGGAAACATGGCCGTCGTATTTAATTCCCCAATGTTTTCGCCCGTAGGAGCAGCGGTACTCTGACCCATGGTAATGGCCGTGGTGGGGTTGCCAAACTGGTCCAGCCCGCGAGTCACAACGGGGGTCCCACGAGTTATGGCACGTTCGGGAAAGTTAATCGCATCAAAAAGCGTAGCAGGTAACTTATCCGCTGCGGTGAACGCCGGAGTGTTCTGGGTCACTTGGCCCACTTGCCGCGTCTGCGGTAAAAAAGCATCCAACCGCGTCTGAAGCTGGGTTTGATTAGGCGCCGCATAATCCGTGGCAACCTGCACATCCGACAGGGTAGGCGCAGTAGGGGTCCATCCCGCATCCGCATCGCCCCAGACACTTTTTGCACCGGGTCCATAACGCAATACCGCTAAGGCACTAGGGTCATATTCCTCCAGCACCTTGGTAATTGTCGTACCGTAGCTTAAATCTAAAGGTGTTTTTCCGCCCCAATCGTAATTGTAATAGTTTTGAGTGACCTCTGCGGGCGTCATCCCCAACGCTTCTGCAAACGTATCTAAATCTGCATTTACTGCATCGGTTTCTTGTGTGAACTTTACTAACTGGGCTATAGCTTGCGCTTTTAGCGCATCCTTCTCGGCTTGACTATATTGGTCTTTGTTCCAGTGTGCAGACCACGAGGATATTAAATCACTAATCTGCTGCGCAGTGAGGTTCATGGGACCGGTCACCGAATTGTTACCGCCTCCCCCGCCGTTTTCGTTATTGAAATGTACGCGGTACTCAAAAAATTTATTTAACTTAGCCATAATATTGTATCTGCGTAGGTTCAGGAGTATCCCAATCATCAGAAGGCAACTGCACAAAGTTGCCCTGTCGGTAACGCATCAACGCCTGTGTCGTTGAATCCACCAAGTCGTCATACTCCCCATTAGGAAAGGCCGCACACTCTTCAATAAGCTCCTCGGCCCATGTTTCATCCGGTGCCCAGATCATCCCGCTCTCAAACAAAGGAGCCACGCTGTGTACCCGCGATACTTTATCATTACCCCTAGAAGGCGTAAAGTTGACAACAGGTATTCCCATGTTCCGTAATTCGTGGGTCAAGGGCACTCCGGTAGCTTTCGCTTCTATAATTACTGTTTCGGGGTCCCAGAACTTGTACAGATCAAACGCTACCTGCTTTAGCTCGGGAAAATCCCAACGACCCTTCTGCGCATCCAACAATATTAAATTGGGGGTCCCAGACTCGTTCGGAAAGAAAACACCCCACGTAGTTATTGCACTGTAGTCCGCCGTCTCCTTTTTAGTAAACGCCGTGTCATAACTCTGTATAACGTACTCCAGATTAGGAACCTGTTTCTTTTCCCAAAGGTTCCACCACTCCCGCTTCAAAATAGACGTCTCATCACCGGTTGGATTCTGCTGGTACTGCGCATTCCACTTACTGACAGGAATCGACGCCTTTACCGCCGTTAAATCTTCCTTCGTCCAATACTGCGGCCAGACAGGCTCTCCTGAAGGCATCTCCATGGGAAACTCTACTATCTCCCACTGATCGGCTAAAGGATCGCGGGCCATGGACCGCGTTAACTGGCCCGTTAAATCCTTGTCCGACCACCGGGTCATTACCACGATGATGGCCCCTCCCGGCTGGAGGCGTTGACGCGGCCCACCCGTGTACCAATCCCACGCATCGTCGAAACCAGTAGTAGACATAGCTGTCTGCTCAGAGTGAGGATCATCAATAATGCACAGATCAGCACCCCGACCTGCAAGATTAGACCCCACGCCAACAGCATAATACATACCTCCCCTAGCGGTATCCCACCGTCCAGAAGCCTTGGAATCGACTGCAAGTTTGGCGTTCGGAAAGATCTCCAAGTATTCATCTCGCTCCAGTAAATTTTTAACTTTACGGCCAAAGCCCACAGCCAGTTCCGTGGTGTGGGTAGCCTGAATTATTTTCATGGACGGAAACTTCCCTATCATCCATGCCGGAAATAGGTAACTAGCAAACTCGCTCTTGGTATGACGCGGGGGCATATTGATGATCAAACGCTTTAATTCGCCCTTGGCTACCTGCTCAAGCTTTTCAGAAATTATTTTATGGTGTTTTCCTGTAATGAACTCGGGCCACATGGAACGAACGAAAGGAACAAAGTTCGCGTGACAGGCGTCTATGCGGTCTAGCTGCGCTAACCGTAACTCAAGCTTGAGTATTTGTTCATCGGCAGTATTTTCTGGGTTGCTCATTTACGGCCCTGATATGAGAACGTCTAAGAATGTATAGAGGTTAAGTATAGCTACTATTAAAACATAAAACTCATTATTTTTTTTGCGTAATTGTTCGTGGAAAACCTGCACTTGGACCGGCGAGAGGGAAATCCCCTAGCCGAGTTTTGGAATGATTGGTTTAAAGTTTTTGGGCATTCAATCTAGCCTCAATTGCCGGAATCCTATGCCCGGGGACCCGGGTCCGGGGACCGCGATCCATGGCCGCGATCCATTGGCGGGGAGCGCTGGACCATGGTCCCGGGGAGCGGATCTCAATCCCCGGGGAGCGGATCTCAATCCCGGATCTCAGTCCCAGATCTCAGTCCCAGATCGGGATCGGGCACGCGGATCGGGCACGCGGATCGAGAACCCCGGTCTGTGTCCAGATATATATATCTCAATGTTTATGAACCACGGACCGGGGCCCGTATGGGCCCATTTCACTGATTTTTTTCAAGGTTTTAAAACGAGGCCACGCGTGGCGCGGGTTTCCAGCTACCCATACCAGGCACCTATTTATCTTAGGGAATCCCATATGTTTCCCCTGGCACCTATTAATCCCAGCAATTCTTATATTTAACCCAATAAAAAGGGGCGCACTGGGCGCCCCTGATCGTTCTCGATGCGGCCTAGTGGTCGATCACACGCACCAGCGTCGACGGTTTAACGAACGTGCGGCGATTGAAATCATCGGCCCGGATAAGCTCAAACTTGCGGCGGCTGCGGCAATAGTTCCCCCGCTCGTAAACCGTGGGATTCTTCGCCCCGGTGTTTAGAGTTAGAAATTCGCCATACTTAACGGCGTTCACCGGCTGCGGATCGACGGGCTGCGGATCGCTGGGTGCGTTAAAGATCGCATCGAATGCGGGCTCAAAGTCCCGGGCGATCCCGGTAGCGCAATCCACACAAATCAGGGACTTGATGCCCAGTACATAAAATTGACGCTTTAACTGGCCGCAGTCGCTACACAGTAGCGGTGCGGTATCGAGTGGCTTTTGGTTTATTAAATGCATAGTTTTTGGCTCCTTATTTCATTAGTTCAACAATCGAATCAACGCCACTAGTTAACGAGTAGCATTGTCGGCAGTCGATACATTTACGCCCGGTGCAATTATCGGCCGGGCTGGGTTGGGTGATGTTATTAAAAACTTTATCAAAGTATTTCGGCGGGGATTTCATGATCCTGTCTTTAATAGGATTGGAATAGATCAGGATCAAATTAGCGGGCCGGGTCGATGCGGGATCGATCGACCGCGCGGCCGCGCGGATGATTTCCTTTCGCTTGGTCCATAGTGCGAACGTCGATGCGGGATTGCGCCGGGCTATTCGCAAGTAATTAAGATAGTGCGTTTTATTAATGAGTTCGCCGTGACCGTGCAATCGGAATGAATGCGCGTTAATTACTGGCAGTTGATCGACTGGGATCAAGGCGCTGGATAATAGATCACTGTTTAATTGCCATGATTCCGCGCAATTGGCCCGGTAGGTTTGGAGCATACGCCACGAATAACATTCCTTGCAGACCGTGCCCGGGGTAACGTGCATTTTCTGGCAATAGGGGTTGGTCAGCGTGTTGGTATTAAAGGCGTCGATTCCGGCCAATTTCCCGGACATTATCGACTTTTTCAATTTCATAGTTACAGACTCCTTTATTGATTAACTATAGGAGTATATCGGCATTTAATGTGGAAAAGATAGGGATGCAAAAAAGGGGCCAACTAGGCCCCTTAGGTGCGTTTTACTTGAAAGTTAAAGGATTAAGCGGCTGCTGCTACGCGATCCCAGTCGCGGCGCCCTAAATTGAGTACGCGACCTCCCAATTTCTGCCAATCGTCGACCTGATCCGCTTCGACCGTATTACCGACTGCGGTTACCGCATTAACAAGCGTGGCCCGGGATATGGGATTGCCCGCATATCCGGCTTGACCAACTGTCTGCAATAGGCCATCCAATACGCTACTGGTCTGGGATTTGGTAAGTTGTAACACAGTGCCCAGATTTTCCACAGCCGCTTGGGAACTGACCTCAACTACATCATTCGCGGCGGCCCGGAATTGCTCCAGCGTGTTATCGAAATTCTCGCGGCTAGAATAGGCCGCGACATAATCGCGCATTTTCAAACTGGTGAGTTCATTGTCTTTTTGCTTGGTATCCGCCGCCAGTAATCCAAAAGATTCCTCGCCCCGGGCAGACTGGATGTGTGCACTACGTTGCACGTTTTGAGTTTGCATCCCATTCAAACAGATCAAGGTCCACACCAATTCCGCAACCGAAATCGAACCCATACCGACCTCGGAGTTGGATATCACAATGCCAGCGGCCATCGCATCACCCACGGCGGCACCTTCACCCGTGAAGTTCTCCGATTTCAATCTGATGTACATTTTTTGGTCGGTAACCGTGGCGTTCACAGTGCGCCAGTCGGCCGCGTCATTGTCAAGAAGGGGCGGAAGTGCGGCCTCTAACAAATCGTAATTGTCATACGTTTTAAACGCATCGCTCACAAAAGCGCGACCTAGAAAATAGTTGTCATGGTCACTGCTATAAGTCCGGATCATGCGGTTATTCGGCTCATTTTGAAAAATGGCGTTAACAAGGCTATCCAGTTCGGCCGGGTAATGGTCCTGAAAACGTCGAAAATCGCGAGTTGCGATCCCAGTTTTCGCGGCCAACTGGTTTACGGCTACCGGGTTAAGCGCGGTGGTTAAGGTTGGAACGCCGCGATCCGCTTCTATGATGATCTCGCTAACATTTTCCCGCTCACCCTTATAAGCATGATTGTGATGCGGAAGGTATCCGGCCGTGGAAGTACGCAATTGCATATTTCCAGTTGACTGAATGATATCCGCCTTGCGGGGCTGGGCCTCACTCAGGCGGGCCAATAGACCAGCGAGCGAGCCGTTAAAGCTGTCTACTCGGTTAAATTGCTCTATATTCATTTTTGAACTCCAAGTTAAAAAAAAAGGGTGTTACTCGAAAGTAACACCCCATTAAACCACATAATAATCTTATAGGTACAGTAATTTTAGAAATTACCCTATTGTTTTAAAGCATAACGGGGCCACCAGCTATCCCGCAGTTTCTTGGTTTTCCGGTCTAAATGATTCCAGATACCAACCACGTCATGTACCACGCTTGGATCATCGAGATCCTCGAAAATGCGCTCCAGATCAAGCGGCACCTGTTGATGAACCGCCATCAAATCCAGCACCAATTCTTGCGCACTGTCCGGCACCCGGTGCGCATGGTGCGCCGCCAATTTACCCAGCATTACAAAGTGATCATTTGTCATTTTTGATTGCCCTCACAGTCGTTACGTTTAAATGGGCCGCTTTGGCAACCGTCTCATGTTCACTATCCGGAAGATCCCAGAGCACCATGTAAAGAATACCGTCCCGGATTCGCCGGACCTCCGTTCTCCGACCCATTTTCCTGTAGTAATACTCAGGAAGGGGTGCGGGGAAACTGCCTGCATTTTTGAAGCTTTTTTCATACCTATTTGCAAGCCAACTCAGCATCGTTCATTCTCCTTTTTACCTCTTCGGTAAGCTTCGCGCACGATGTGTACCTGCACGTCACTTAGTCCCACTCCTTCTTCGGTTTCTCGACAGTCATCGGCCCACTGTACAACCGCATCTTCCATAGAGTCTGCCTCTACTGGACAATCACAAGGACACGGAGAACGAACGAGCTTCTTGGAGATTGTCAAGCTGCTCAGGGGTTTCTTGAAATGCTCGGCGTATAACCTCAATTCTCTCTCTTGCTCGCTTTCATAAAATAGCTCGATCCGGTCCCGCTCTTCTAAAGTCCAAATCTCAAGTCCTTTAGGCTGATCTAGATCGTGGTCATCCAGAGTCCTTAGTCTCTCTCTGACGGCGGAAATCATTTCAGCGACTTGATAGGAATCTCCGTTTAGCAATTTGGTTTCAGCGAGTTCCAAGATTGCCCACGCGGGGATATCATCCAAACTCGTACTTTTTATTAAAATTTCATTGCAAAACTTACTGACCACAAATGGATTTGGGTTAGAAAATTTCATAATCCGGCCTCCTTTTTGACCTGCTCCTGCACCAAAGCCCGCGCTTTGTCAAAATGAACCACGGCAAGGTCATGTCTGCCAGAATTCCAAAGCAGCTCAAAAAACCCGAGATTGTAATCAATTCGCTCCAAGGGAGTTCGTTCTTTTTTTATTTCCATAAAGGTTCCTTTTTTCGATTAGTCGGAACGTTAATCATATGGGAGTTTTAGGGGCTAATCAAGCTGAAAAGGGCTTCCCAGTTGGGAGGGGTAATTTCTAATTGCGGGGGGTGTTTGACGCCTAACCGGGCCAGTTCCTCAACGTCCCGAGCATGGTAGGCCAAGACGCGTTCTCCCCCGGGATCGACGACACACACCAGAAACCAAACCGGGTATTGGCGATGGCTTTCCGCGAATGAAATCTGGTGAGGGGAGATCCGGACGGCGTTAGCGTGGGTAACCTTGAGCTCCCACATTCCGAAAGCACCGTCCACGGCTATCAAAACGTCGGGTACACCTAACGACACAGAACTTTCGAGTCTAACCGGACGCCAGTGAGGGCGATGCTTCTGCATCGCTCGTTTGATCTGTTTCCAGAAGCTCGACTCCGTCTTCCGTTTCAATCTCCTCTTCAGTATCGACTCGTTCCACGGTAGCAACTGGCTCATAGCTGGCCTTTAATTCTTCGAGAGCTTTCATAACCTGTGCGCGGTCCATCTGATCAATAGAGCCGTGCCTGATTTCAGATTTGTTGATGTAAATCGAACCTTCCGCTTGGCCTCGCGCTTTTTCCGCAGCAACGGCGGCTGAATACGCCCCGTTGTCCAAAGCTTCATCCCGGATTCTCTGCAAATCTTTAACGTGCCTACCGTAGTCCACGGCATACTTCTTATTCAACTCCGCTTTGAAGTCCCGAATTGCTTTACAGACATGGGGGCTGCGCTGAGGATCGGTGAGTTCATACGCCCGTTGGTGCGCAGCCGACACGGAATATCCCGCTGCGATGGCCGCATCACGCTTAGTAATTTGGCCGTCCTTAGAAACCCACTCCTTTACAAAAAGCTCCTGCCTCTTGGTGAGCGGTTTGTTTTCGCGTTCAGCGAGTGTTTTACGGGGGCGTCCTCTTTTTGTGGGACGGGTGGATGCGGGAACGATGTAGCGATGATTCATGGGCTGAAGTATGCCACAACCAAAAAAAGCCTTTCTATATATACGTACAAAATAAATAAAAAAAATAAAAAAATTTTCCATTGACCCCTTAACGGAATTCTTGAATTTACAGTTTGTGTTTTTCGTGAAACCTCTAAAATCGAATGGCGTAACCGCTGAAAGCCCCGTGGTCCGTGGGCCAAGAGCCTATAGTTACACCAAACACACCAATTACAGCGTTTTTTCTATTTTTTTTTATTTTTTTTTATTTATTTGGCCACGACATATATATAAGGCGAAAAAAAACCCCGGTGGGAAAAGCCGGGGTTTTTGTCTTACAAGGAGTCAAAAATAGCGAACAAAAAAGGAATTAAAAGTTCACTCAGGCAGAGCGTATCCTTCCCTTCTTGCCTTGTCAATCAGATCTCCCAGAGAGTTCACCAAGGTTTCGGCGTCGTGATCCTGCGTATAGATTCGCAGAAGCTGGCAGATTGCCATGCGATCCTCGTTGGCGGTGACCTTGGTAAAAAGTTGTTGTGCGGCGTCCGGATCGGCCGACGCCATAGTTTTAAGGGTTTCAATATCAGCGGTGTTCATCCTCTGTCCTCCCTTACTTTGAGATCATATTCGTCACGTATGTCCGCCAAGTCGCTTTCTACTACAGCTCGGATATGTGCTCTACAATCGTCATGGCTGGCAAGTCCTTCTTGCCCATACCAGCTTTCAAGCGCTTGTCTTACCTCTTTGTCTAAATCGAAGGTAATTCTAACTTTCATCGTTTGTCCTCCGGTTGAAGTTTTTTAAAAATGGCTTCACATTCCCAACAAATCTCCCAACAATTGGCGCGGCTTACCTCTGAATCTGGATTGGGGTTCGCGGCGCGTTCCTTGGCGTGATATCGCTGTTGCTGCTCCACGGTATCCCACCCGTTGATAGCTGAATCGATGAAGAGATGTAGCAATTCTTCTTTTTTCAGCTTTTTCACTTCTTCCCTCGTGAAAGGTCGTTCTTCACGAATAAATTGTCTATTGTTCCACGGCATCGTCGGTCCTCCTTAGTTGTCTCAAGTGACTGTCGCATAAACTATGTGTAAAAGCAACCCCGGGTTGCCCCGGGGCCGTGGGCTTACACTTCGTTAAGGCGTAAGGCGTGGGCAAGAACACGTTTGCGTTCGGCCTGTGTCAGGGGAGCAATCACGTTCAGAACGCGCACGGCGTTGGATCGAACTTGCTCCATGCTAAAACGTCCCTGACGCGGTTTCCTGTTTTCCTTTTTCCATTCATCCAGTATCCCGAGCTTTTCAGCAATTTCCCTATCCATCTCTTTAAGTTTCATGCTGATTCCTTTTGGAATGCTTCTTCAGCCTTGGCGATTTCCTTCTGATAGTGGTCAATCGCTTCATCCGTGAGGGCTGGGTGCTGAACATCTGCTTCAAAGTCTTCGGGCAGTTTGCCGACAAGCTCTTTCCTTGCCATCTCCAATAGGACGTTGGTAACTTCTGTCCACCCTATCTGGATCTCCTGACTTTCTTGCAACTCCACGATGTCTTCGTGCGACAACAGTTTGGCTATGGGGGTAAATGAAAAGTTATCGCTTTCGACACTTCCCAAACCAATTACCAAGCCCTCGTCTAAAGTGCAGACGGTAAACTGGCTGTTTCGTTCCAACATCAACGTCTTTTCTATAAGCTTTTGTAAAGTCGTTTTCATTGTACTTTCCTTTTTTCCATAATTGACTCCTCCCGCTTTCGCGGGAAAATTAAACTACATTAAATTGTTAAAGATCATGGCTAAATTTCTAGCCAATTATCATTGTCTCATAAATCATGTGTAAAAGCAACACCTTAGTTTTTCCCTTTAAAATCAACGACTTACGGTATACTTGTTTTTCACATGAAACTATGATAAAATCGGCAGCTTGTCAAACCGAAAGGAAACAATGCAAGATGGCACAAGGTAGACCCAAAAAATGGTCCGACGAGCTGGTGGCCGAGATTCGTTACCAGCGGAACGTCGAAAAACGTAAAGTGAAGTGGTTAAGTGAGCGATATGAAATTCCCGTGGATACCGTCCGAGATTGGTTGTTTCGAGGGAGACGCAGCGACGTCGCCCAAACTGCACCACTGCACAAGGTGCGAACACCCGTTCTTCATGGACGCGACACTGGCTGACATAGCCAAAGCCGAAAAGATGGTGATAGAGGCGGTCGTGTGTTACGAGTGCCTGATGGCTTTAACGTGGGCGCCAGACGTCAGCTATCCGGAGGAAATCAAAGACTATCACTGAGGCCACGGGGATTGCTGCGCCTCGGCCGCTTCTTCTTTGAGTTTCCTTTCACGCATTTCGCTTTGTAGAAATTTAACGTCTTTGGGCGTCAGACTCTCGCGTTTCCAGAACTCGAAAATGATGCGCAGTTGCCCGCTGATCGTGCGTCCTTCGACGTGCGAAATCGTCACAATCTCTTCGTAGATATCGGTCGGTACAAGGACCGACTTCCATTTCTTAGTATCCACTTTTAAGCCTCCGTTTTATCTGGGATTGTATAGGACAATATCAATTATTTCAATTCCTTAGCTTCGCCCCAGCTCCGCCCGAGGTCAATGTCGCATTTGTTAGGAACTTCTAAAGGTACAGCCTCTTCCATCATCTTTGCCAACGCCCGGGCTTCTTCCGGATCTGCCACGGAAAAGGCCAGTTCATCGTGTACCTGTAGCAGCGGGATCTTGCCCGTCTCACAGATGTTCACCATAGCTTGCTTGGTCTGATCCGCCGCACTTGCTTGGATCAAACGATTAAGCGCCTTCCACGTATACGCTCTCTTGAGCTTCGTGGTTGGCCCGTAGGCGTTCACAGCTTCGTCGTAGGGCATCGCCTTGGTCATCTCAAAGCTATCGGGTTCCCACTGGTCGAAACGGCACTTGCGGCCCTTGAGGGACCGTATGCAGCCCCCGGACCGTGGATCGTCAAGATAGCGCTGTACGCCTTGGGTCAGTTGTTTCACAAACGGTACTTTCTTATGGTACTGCTGGGTCAGATCCTTGGCTTCTTCCAACGGGATATCCAGTTGCTGACTTAACTTCTGGACCCCCATTCCGTACATGAGGGCCAAGGAAATTACTTTGGCCGTCGAGCGGGGCAATCCCGATAGCTCCGCCACCATGCTGTGATAATCTGCATCGGGGTTTTGTTGGTACTCGTTAATAAATTCTTCAACGCCGCCCATATCCATCTTTCTGTAATCGCCAAACCGCTTGGCGTATGAAGTGAGGATGCGTGGCTCTTGCTGCGAATAGTCTATGGCTGCCCACTGCTCTCCGGCTTCAGGGAGAAACAAACGCCGAATCATAGGGCCGAGTTCGGGGTCGCGGGCCGGGATCTGTTGGAGGTTAGGGTTGTTCATAGAGATTCTGCCAGAAACAGTTCCCCCCTCACCCGAGCGAACTGCATTGATGTGACTATGCACACGTCCGTCTTTGCCAACGTATCGCAAGATGCTATCGATGAACGTCCCTTGGACCTTGTTCAGGTTCCGTGCCTGTACGATCAGGCGCGGGAGGTCGTGGGAATGCTCGGCCAAGAACAATTTAGTAAAACTGGGCGAACCTTTTTCTGTGGAAGGGTAACTTAGCCCAGCCTTGTCGAAAGCTTTAGCTATCGAAGCCGCCGCCCAGATCTCGACATTCATTCCTGCCAGTTTATTGATTTGTGCGTAAGCGGCCTTCTCGCGTTTGAGCAGTTCCTGCTTGGTGCGTTCAGCCTGATCCACGTCCACGCGGATGCCCTGCTGTGTCATGGTGACCAGATGCGGGAGCAGTGCCGTTTCGAGATTCCAAATGTCCCAGAGATCCTCGGTGTTCAAAATCGTTTTAAAATGGTTCCATAACTCAAGGGTAATCTCTGCGTCTACCTCGGCATATGGTCCAACGTACATGGCAGGGAGCTTGTACATTTCGCCTTTGGGGTCCACGCCAAACTCCCGTGCGGCTTCAACCAAAGTCTTCTCAGACTTGGTCTTGCCCAAATGGTCGTAGCACAGTGCGTTAAGCGAGTAACTAAAGCGGTTCTCGTCGATCAAAGCAGCGGTCATCATCGTATCTACGATGCGGCCTTTCACTTCAAAGCCCATCGCTCTGAGCCATCCCAGATCATATTGGGCGTTGTGCATAATCTTATCGCCGGGAGATTCCAATACCTTCTTGAGGTACTTGTTAATCTGCCTAGCGTCCATGTTGCCGCCACCAACGTGCGCCACAGGGAAGTAGCCTTTCCAGCCGGGAACAGCGATAGCGTAGCCCACCACTTCGCCGTTCTTGGTGGGCCACCCCGGACCCCGGCTCTTGAGATCCGGGTCGCGTGTTTCAACGTCGATAGCGATTTCCGGTGCATCGAAGATCTCAGGGAAAGGATGCTCTGGCGGAAGCCAGTCAGACTTGGGAGGAAACATAGCCATTTGTAGTTTAGTTTTCATGTTTTTCCCTTTCTTCTTGCCATCGTTTCGCCTTGGCTTCAAACTCGTCATGTTCTGTTTTTTGCATGTACTCAGTTACCCTTTCGGCGGGGCACGGGTGTTGCAGCGTCACATCAAGAACGGTTTTATAAGTAGTTTCATAGCGAGAGCCTTGCTGTTCCAGTTCTCGCTTCTCCTGCCAATGCGGTGCTTGAACTTCTTCCACCGTAATCCTCACTTGCCCACGAGGGAGTTGCTCAACTTTTATATCGAAATCTGGAATACCCCCTTGCTCGTTGGACGTGTCGTTAAAACTCATGTAAAGAGTCACTAAGCGCTCGCAGTCCACCGAATGGCTAAGCGCTTCTCGCATTTGGGATGGAAAATTATCTTCTGGACCTTCTAATACACTAATTGTCATATCTTCATCTCTCTCAAAATCGCTTTCTCAAAGTGGTGGCACTTGACGCAATACCAGCCCACGCGCTTGCGCTTTTCGGTGTTAATCACTTCTTCGGCCTTGGCCTTGCAACGCGGACATTCACGTTCTGACATTTCCATACGCAGGGTAATCATAGGTCATAAGCTCTCGTATAATCTTCGGGTTCAACCAGATACAGGTGTTCCTTGGTCCGTGTGACGGCAACATAGAACACGCGGTGCAGGTCATCGGAGGGTCCGTTCAGTGCGGCGGCGGTGAGGTCGAGATACACCACAACCGAATCGGCTTCGCCGCCCTTGGTTTGGTGGATCGTGGAGAGTCGAATGCGCGGTTTGGCATTGAACTTCTCGCCCCTGCGTAGCAAAGCGGTAATGTAGGCCCGGTCCATGGCTGGAAGTTTATCCAGCGCCTCGTGCCAAATCATGTCATCGGTTGCCAACAAACCGTAATCAGTTTGAAGTTCGGTCAAGCTAAAGGTTGCGTCCGCATCGGCTATGATTTTTTTCTTGCCTCGCGCAACTCTGCCGCCATTACCCGATAAATAAGAATAAAGAGCCTGTACGGTAGGCAAAGAAACTTCTCGCCCCTTGCGAAGCTGTTCCCACCCGTTGATCGCCGTAGAAATCTTTTCGCTGATGGATCGGGAGCCGTTGCGCTCAAACAGGTAGCCGTGGCTTTTTAGTTCTACTGCCAGCGGCGAAAGCATAAAGTTCGCTTGGGCCATAATTAGCCAACTGCCCTCACTCATGTCCAGTTCCTGAATGTCAGCCAAGCGGGTAATGCGGCCTTCGTGATTGCGCGGCTTGTAAACTTTAGGAAAACGCCTGTGAATTCGGCTGGCAATGCGTTCCGCCAGAGAATGCACGGTGCGTGGGATGCGATACGACTGCTCCAGAACTTCAGAGCTGGTATCAAGGTTTTGAAAGTATTCCACATCCGCACCGCTGAAACGGTAGATAGCTTGGTCGTCATCGCCCGCCACGTACATCCGGTTGGATTTAGTGTCCAGCATATGGGCAATATCCCATTGCAGGGGCGAGAGGTCCTGTGCCTCATCCAGAAAACAAAAATCAAACTCGGGACAGACCTCCACCCCTTCCTTCACAAAAAGCGCCAGCATATCGGTGTAATCCAGTAGTCCGTGAACGGCTTTAAATTCGTCATAGGCTCGCGCAATGTAGTCAACTTCATGCCACGGAATGTCTAAATCACTGATGTTGTATTCGGTGTGAAGCGCGGTTTTTTTGAGACGCGACAAATTGATTAACGACAGGACAGGATGTTCCAGATTAACTGGCGGACCGTCCTCGATCTCCATGTCCTGCGTGACATTGAGACTGATTCCAATCTTTGCGCCCAGCTCCTCAAAATGTTCTTTCTGAAGCAGACTGTGCTTCTGGATCGCCAATGTGCGATAAGCAAAGCTGTGCAGCGTCCTAAAAAAGGGGAGATCATCTACGCTAAGCTTGAAGCGTTCTACCGCTCGTTCCTTGGCCTCGTTTGCGGCCTTGCGCGAAAAGGCCAAGAAGGCAATGCGGTTAGGGGGAATGCCCTGCGCCAAAGCTTCATCCACCATGTTGAGGAGCCGGGTAGTTTTGCCCGTCCCGGGAGGTCCAAAAACCCTAAACACTAAAACGGAACCTTTTCGTTCTGACCCATGTCGGGCACGTTAATCGAGACACCAATGACGTCGTAGGCTGGAATTGCCCACACCCGTACAGCTTTGCCTTTGATCTTCATGGTCGTAGCTGATCCGTTAATGTCCCGTAGCCGCTGGGCTATTTTATGTGACTTGTACTCAAAAAATTTATTCTTCTTGAGAAACGCTTCCAAGTCTTTAAGTCTAAAAAAAGTGCGCCCTTCCTCTTCATCGGTCCAAGGTCGGCGCAAAAGGATTTCCTCCCTCGCTTGGGCCTGTTGCATGGATGTGCAGAAGTCTTCGACGTAATCGTAGAACTGGCCTTCGATACTGGCATCCTGCGACACCTCTATAATGGAGCCGTCATGTTCAGACATTTCTTGGAGCAAGCCGTTAATGCGTCCTTCCCATTGATCCATCTTGACAGTGCGAGGCATAAAATCCAGTTGCTCTACACACGCCCGCTGAAAAGCTTTCTGATTCATCAACGCATCAGTCTCCAGCTCCAAGGGCCGTGAGCCGACATCCACAAACCAGATTGGCGGAGTCGAGTTGTATTTTCTAAGGTTAGCTATAACCACGCCTGTAACAGCGGCTTCAATCCCAAACTTGCGTGTCTTGCAGACTTCTGGGTTGCAGTGGTTGCAGATCGGGGTGTCCTTGCATTTGTAGGCGTAGTCTTTTTTTTGCAATTGCTTGGCGACGATATTCACTTCATCCAGTGCTAACGGTGGATCAAGAAATTGCGCGTTGTAGGTTAAAAACTCGCTCTCCCATGAATCGGGAAAAGCTTTTCTGAGGTAAACGCCAAGGTTGAAAAGACCGTTGTTACGGCCTCCTTCTGATATCTTTTCTCGCGCCAGTATTTGAAGGCACGGCGGGCCATCCTTAATTGGAATAGCGGTGTCGGGTTCAATGGTTAAGCTGCCTACCTGCTCTGGAGTTTGAGCATAGGTCTTATGCATTTCAAAGAATTCGTGAAGCGTGGCTGATTGGCCGTCGTCTTTAATGCCGTACCGTAAACCCTCCTCGGCATCAAAATAGGGCATATTGAGAAAATTGCCCACGTCGCCTCTATCGAGAAACAGCCGCACCTGTTTAGGAAAAATTTCGCAGCCCCCATATCCTAGCGAGGCTGCAATGTGCTGGAGAGTCTCCTGCATCTGCTCCGCACTGATCCAATCCGTAGTGAATAAGAAACAGTGCGCTCCGCCACTCTTGCTCCGACAAACAACAAGCGGCAGATCGAGCTTCCTTATTTTAGTTATTAGTTCTTTGTGGTCCAACGGGTACGTGTCAATGTCGATGCACCCCCACACACAACTATTGTCTTCGTTGATGGGGATGATCCCAAGGGCATCGCCTTTACCAGACAGATGCCCTTCCCAATGTTCCAGTGTGCGCTCACCCTTTACAACTTGGGCCTTGCCCACACTTTTGCCATTGCTCGACTTCCTGTCGATTCGATATGTACCGTAAGCTGCTTTCAGACCGTCAAAGATTGTTGAAAAAATCTTCGCGTCTTCCATAACTTAAAACGGTACATCGCCCTCAGTAGTCGTTGACTCTTCTTCTTCCTCATACTTAACCGAAACTTCACCGGCCATAATTGAAGCGGCAAACTGTTTAGCCTGTTTGTAAAGATCAATCCTGTTATCATCGATCAAAGAAGAATCTAAGGTGATGTTTAACTGCGCCCACCTGTTGCCATTGGATTCACGTTCAAACGTGTTTAATTTATAAACATGGCTATACCGCGCAGGAGTAAACGGACCGTCTTTGCCTTCTGCCACGCGGCTTCCGACAATCGAGTTCCAAGTTCTGGATGGCTTCAAGCCCGTTCTCTTCATACTGTGACACGCCATTTGGGTCATGCCATTTTCTAAAAGAATTAACACAAAATGATTGTGCGTTTCCTCGATGTAATCGCCGTTGTTGCACACCGATCCGTCTATTTCATGGGTAATGATGTCGTTGTTGTTCGCATCCCTTACCGTAGTAGGCCGAGGTTCATTGGGTAAATATTCCTCTAAAGGCGGTAAACTGCCCCGTACAGCGGGCCACCGCAAAAAGCGGCGCTGGTATACGCACGGAATTACTTTGATGCCCTCTTCTCCTGAAAAAAAGTCTAGTGTCGCGTCGTTATAAATGTCGCCTTCAGTTATCCCGGGCATCATTTTCTGACCTTCCCCAACCTTATTGCCTTGTAAAATTTTAAGTCGAGGCAGTTGGATGTCTTCTTTACCCATGGCAACACCTTCGCCCGCGTCCTCCTCAAACAGAGTGACGTTGGCTACGGCTGTCGATTTTTCTGTGTCTGCTACTGCTTTCTTGGTACTCATTTTTTACCCCTTTTGATCGTAGCCCGATGGCCTGTGAATACGCCGAATAAATCTATGGGTACACTTTCACCCTTAGTAAGCTGTTCTTTGACGAACGCTTTTAGCGTCTGTGGATGTACTTCTTTTTTCTGGTCGGGCAAAAACCCGTGTTGCTGTGCCAACTCCATAAAGTCATTGGCGGACCCGTCTTCACCGCGTCCGAAAGGAACCGAAACAAGATTCTTGATAATGTCGTCATGCCCGTGTTCCTTTAACCAAGCAAAAGCTTGCTCTCGGTATTCCACGGGAATCCGGGCGCCATAGGTCTGCTTAATTTCAAGTTTACTTCCGTCGGCAAGCGTAAAATCGGTGAGGCCGATCTCGTGCATTATGTCAGGGAGGTCGTAATCGGTAAGTTGCATAAGCTTTGCCTTTGCGGCTTTAAGCTTGTCTTCTAAATCGGTAACTTTTTCTTCGTAAACGGCAATCTCTTGCGCCAAACTCGTTACCGTAGCCAAGCCATCCGTGCTAAGATTATCCAGTTGTGAAGCAACTTCCTTATCTGCTTCCATTTCTGCCAATAAATCATTCATTCATTGATCTCCATCGTGATTAAAGGGCGTTTATGCCCTTGACTTCCGCATATTCTCTTATATATTCTCTGATGTCAAGAGGCTATCAATAATGTATGAATTTAAAACTCAACCCTATACTCACCAACAAACTGCATGGGAAGACTCGTGGGCCAAGCCTTATTACTTCTTAGCCATGGAGATGGGCACAGGTAAATCCAAGGTAGCGATTGATAGCATTGGCGCATTGTACGAACAAGGCGAATTAGATACCGTCCTGATAGTTGCTCCTAAAGGGGTATTTGACAACTGGGTACAGCAAGAGATCCCCAGACATTTGCCGGATCGTATCGAACGAACCATTGTTCGCTGGCAACCCAATTGGACAGAGAAATTTAAAACGGAAATTACGGCGATTGCCCTTCCCCAAAATCGCAAGACTAAGTTGTTGGCATTCCTTGTGATGAACGTCGAAGCTTTGTCCACGCAAAAAGGTCAGAGTACGGCCTTGCGGTTTCTGGAATTGAATCCCAACTCAATGATGGTGGTAGATGAATCCACTACTATTAAGAATCGAAAAAGCGCAAGAACTAAAGCGGTGGTGAAGTGTGGGCGTCAGGCCAAGTATCGACGGGTGTTAACAGGCAGTCCCATTACCAAGAGTCCCTTGGATCTGTTTAGTCAGTGCGATTTTTTAGCCAACAAAGCCTTGGGGTATGACAATTTTTTTGCCTTCCAAGCGCGGTACGCGGTTATGCAGCGAAGGCCCAGACCGGGCGGCGGTCATTATCCGCACTTGATGGGGTACAGACGCCTAGATGAGCTAGGCAACAAACTGGAAAGATTTACGTGCCGAGTTCTCAAAGAAGAGTGTCTTGATCTACCCGATAAAATTTATACCCGGCGTAATGTTCCCTTAACTGACGAACAACGCAAAGCCTATCATCAGATGAAAGAGCTGGCCTTGGTACGTTTAGATAACGGGGAGATGGTAACTACTGCCAGTATTTTGACGCAAATTATGCGTTTACAACAAATCACTTGCGGCTTTATTAAACCAGATGAAGATGCGCCTATTCAGACTTTAAAGAACAATCGCTTGACGCAGCTTATGGAAGTTATCGAAGAGGTGTCGGGAAAGGCGTTAATCTGGGCTACCTACACGCACGATATTGAAATGATCCGTGAAGCCATAGCTGGGGTGTACGGGGAAGACAGCGTGGCAACTTATCATGGTCCGACCCCACAGGATGACCGTCAGAATATTGTCGTGGAGTTTCAAAAAGAAGATTCACCGTTACGGTTTTTTGTTGGTCACCCTAAAACAGGTGGTTATGGTATTACCCTGACAGCGGCTAACACGGTGATTTATTACAACAACAGCTACGATTTAGAGTCCCGGCTACAGTCTGAGGATCGGGCGCATCGTATCGGGCAGGAGAAATCGGTCACATATATTGATTTGGTGAGTCCAGACACGATTGACGAGCGCATCTTAGAAGCACTACGCAACAAGATAAACCTTGCTCAAACCGTTTTAGGGGAAGATTTTCGAGGCTGGCTGGTCTGACTCTCTTTTAATTCTCGAATGTACGCTACGCATTCTTCTAAGTCGGCTTCGATCTGAGCAAGACGATCTAAAAAGATCATGGCTTCGTTGCCGCTAATTTTAATTTTTATTTCGTTCACGTCATTCTTGAGGGGTCTATTTTTTCTTACGCATTTTGCCCAAGGTTTTAGCCAGACGGGCACGTTGGCCGGTCACGCCTTTTTGCTTGGCAAGCTTGTTTAATTTCTTGGCCGGAATTTTCTGGCCTTTTTTGACTCCAGCCGCTTTACGCAGCGCACCGGGCTTTTTGATTGCTTTTTGAATCCATTTTTTGTCTGCCACGACAAACCTCACTCAAGTTAAGTTAGTTAAACCAAAGAAGCGATACCTTCCTGTCCTCGAATAATTTCACTAGCGGTATCGTAAGGGAACATAGCGGCATATTGAGATCGCGTCGAAGGCGAAGCAACCGGTTCCTGTCTGGGGGCCGGGGGCGGTGGAGTAGGGGCGACAGGTAGTGGTGCCGGGGTAGGGTCTACCAGAGGCGCACTGGGTCGTGGTGTAGGCGCTTGTGCTACCGGCATCGGTTCTACGGTTTCAGTTTCTTCTTCAAAGAATCTATCGTCAGCGATCCGTTCAGATATTTCTCGATAACCCTCTAAGCCTATAATGCTTTCTAAAATAGGGCGCTGCATTCCGTGAAAACGTCTCACATCGGCTGGGTTGCGTATTTTTTTCATTAAAGCCGCCATTTTTTTAGGGTCTTTAAAGCTTTCAAACAAAATTGCTTCCATCGCTTGGCCCGGTAGTTGGTCCAAATATTTTCCAGCAAGAGTTGCGCCGAGTTGCGCTTCAACTAAAGCCGCGTTGCGTACTCCTCCTATCCCGATGGCGCCATAGAGCCTGTCTAAAGCTTTACTAAAAAACGTGGCACCCGCTGCTCTGCCCGCTGCTGCGACCAACAGTGAACCGCTGTGCAGAATATCATCAATTATTTGATCGGGGTCGTCGCCGCCTTGAAGGAAGCGTTCAGTGCGTTGTCCATAATCGGTAAGAGTAGCCAGATCATTAAATTCTTGGTCTGTAATAACTTTTTCGTTTTTTAGTAATTCCCGCAAAGAAATTGATTTTTTACCTACTCCCAAGGGGGTATTTAAAAACTCGTTAAATTTAAAAAAATCAATGGTCCCGCGTAAAGGCCCTGCCGCAGTTCGACGAGAATTTTCAACAGCCGCGTCCATAATAACTTGTCGTAAGCCTTCAACAGCATTTCCTTTAACTTCGCGGTTTCCACTACGCACTAATTGGATTAAACCCCGAAAGGCTCTTTCAGGGTTCGTAGTTTTCTTGAGAGTAAGAATTTCCTGAGTGGGGTTTTCTTGGTTGTCAAGAAACACCCGAAAAGCGTCTATGTCTTTGCCCCGTTGTGCAATTAAAGGTACTTCAAAGCTTCCTTTACGCCTCGGCCCTGTTACTTCGATCCTTACGTCACCCGGGATACCCTCCGCTTCTGGGGTGTAACCGGCTTTCCTGACATCTCGTTTTACCCGGTTTAAATAAAGCTGTGCTTTTTTGGCATCCTGTAAATCTAGTTTTACGCGATTCATTCCCGGCACCTGAAAAACTTCTTCGTAGTCCCGTAAAGCTCTTGCTAAAGGTGCGGGTCTTATTTGATCGGTTACAGGATCAATTACTTTTTTACTTAGAATATCGCGCAAGATAATATCTGTAGCGCCTCTCAAATCGTATTTTTTAAGTGCCCGCATTTCTGCTTTAAGCGTGGGATCGGGTTGCCGTTGGATTATAAAATCCATGGCATTATTCAATTGGGTAAAACGTGCAGCGGTTTCATTTCCTGCGCTAGTAATTAGTTGATTGGCTAACTGTTCGGGGGTTAGGCGATCTGCACCTGTCGCCTGTGTTCGCAACAATTCGCCCCCGTAAGCTCTTGTAAAAACGTCATTAAACGCTCTAGAAAAAGCCCGGGCATTATTGTATTTAATCCGTTGTGCGCCAGTTAAATTTAAATTGGGGTTATCTTCGGGAGCCATGTCATCAAGAGCTTTTTCCGCCATCTTGCTATAAAAACCCGGTTGAGCTGCCCCCGCAGTAGTAGGGTCCTTAACGCGAGAATTAAGTAACATTTGGGATCGAAACTCCTGAAGTTGGCCCATCGTGGCCTTTGCTCCACGTTCCAGTTCGTCAATCTCGGCTTGAATCCGGTTCAACCTTTGCCGTCCAGTTTCTCCACCATATTTCGGATAGCCTCCTTCTTTTAATATATCTTCATACCGCTCTACTTGACGTTGGGTATAGACGTCGTCGGGTTTCTTTGCCAACCGTTTTTTTGCGCTTTCAAGGTTTTTGCTGGCTTTTGTAATGTCTTTTTGCAAAACGTCCCGTCTTTTACGCAACGGCGCCAAAGCTTCTTCGAGAGGCGCTTTGCGTTCATTAATCCATTGTTTTACAAAAGGAATATATAATTTTTCGGCGGCTTCCGTTCCCCCCACTTCAGGATTAGTTTTTTCATCCCAAAACTTTATAATGTTGTTGATTGGCACTTCTATCTTTTTATCGACCTGTTTCCATAAGGCGTTTTCTATTTTGCGCGATTCATCACTGGCCCGCGTAACGGTATTAATAATGGTTTGAGCAGCGTCTGTAGGACTCGAAAAGAATTCCCCTCCTGCAATAAAACGAGTGTCTTCAGGAGTGGCACCGGTTACTTGAAGAGTTTTTCTTCGCGCTTCCCCCCTGCTGCCAATTTTATTAGCAATGTCGATGGCCTTTAGCGTATGCGCATTGAGAACACCTTCTAACAATTTTTTAAAGGTATTTTCTTTTGCAAGACTTACTTCACTCATTAGAGCAGGGTTCTCTATAAGCGATAAGTTATCCAGTATCGCACCCATGTCTTCCATAAATTCTTGCGATTGAGCAACAACGCCTCTTTTTAAAGCCTCTGTCTCAGAACCGCCTCTCAGACCCATCAAGGTAGCGCCTAAAAGACGCATTAACTGAGAATTAGTTTTTTCTGCGGCGTTGAGCTTGGGGGGTCTTCCGGCACCACCGACCCAGCCCCCAGTTTTGGGATCTAAGGCGCCAAAAATAGCGGGATCTGCTGCCTCTAACTCGTCAATAATGTTCTGGGTATTAATGCGTATGTGTTCTACAGCCTTCTTGTCTGGAAGGCCGGTTTTGGGGTCTGTGGGCGCACCCGCTACGATAGCGTCATCAATATCATCTACCATGCGTTGAAGAGCTTTAACTACGCGACCTTCGTCGGCCGCTGCCCCGGGTTGTACAACGCCCCATGCCCGGGACCCTAAATTCTTTAAACTGCCCCCTGCCATGTTAAGAAGGCTTGCTGTATTAAACATACCGCCGAGGATTTCACCAGCTACGCCAAGTAAAACATTGCCCGGATCAGCGGCTTCAGCGGCGCCCCGTCCAAGGGCGGCGCCTCCGGCAATCCCTACATCAAAAGCTAAGGCACTCCCGGGACCAGCTAATCTTCGTGCGCGGCTTGTGGTTAATTTGCCTTCGGCTTTTTTTAACCATCTTCCAAAACCTTGAGACATCCCGGGATTGCTAACCGCGCTTTGTAAAAATAGCGAAGAGCCTAAATCCACGGGTTTTGCGCCAGTTTGAAGAAATATGTCGTCGCCCGCTAAAGCTACTTGAGGGCCTAACGGTTTTACACCTAACGCACTACCTAGCTTAGTTCCTGCCAACTTAGCGGCCGCGCCTCGCGCTACTGTGGGTAAGCCAAAACCTGAAACAAAACCAAAAGTTTCGCCAGCTAATGCACCCTTTTGAGCGGACGGCACATACTGACCTCCCAGCCCTGCGCGTTCTTTTACTTCTTCAGTAACACTGGCACCTATGGTCGCAGGAATAGCTCCTCCCGCTAACGCCCCTAAAATAGCGGCGCCAAATCTAGCTGGTAAATACGGTATGGGAAGGGCTAAACCCGCCTGAAAACCTTTTGCCATGCCATAGCCTACGGCCGGAGCGGTAAGTGCCGCCGGAACAGCTTCTTGGGTAAATGCCCCCCATCCACCTGCTTCGCTTACATTAGCTATGTTGTGGCGAATAATGTCGGCATCACTAAGGCCAGCGCGACGTGCGCCTTCGTAATCATAGTTACGCCGACCAGCGGCATATTGAGCTATGTCAGCTTCAGAAAGTCCGGCAATTTGTGCTTCGCGGAGGTCATATTGAAGCTGCGGATTGTTATCGAAAGGAGAAGCCATTAAGAACGCCTTCGGGTTATGGGTCCGCCTTGATTAGCCATGATCATGGAAGTATCTACCCCTGTATCGTACCCCAACACATTAAGGTTTTTGCCAGTGGGGGGTCGGGGAAGAGCAGCAGCCAACACCGGATTCTCACGCATCATTTCAAGAGGTGCCCCTGCATAACCGGCCGCGCTGCCCTGCGCGTTACCCAGACCTCTTTCAAACATGGCCGGATCAGGCTTGTCTCGCTTTCCGGTGCCTATTTCGTAAGCGTCGATAAGTGCATCATAGTTTTCAATTAAAGGTGCAAGCTGTACTAAATCCTCACGCGCCCCGATAATGGTTCTTTGGTCAAAACCTTCCGGGCGTTCAAGCATACTAGTGGCAAGATTTTGAATTTCTAAAAGTTGGTTACGCATCGTTTGCAGTTTTATCAAGCTCCTTTCATCCCCAACAAACATTCCCGGTTGAGCAATTTCTTTTGCCAGTGCTTCTACTTCCATAGCTAAAGGCCGTCCGGCCACGGAATCTCTAATAAACCGTTGAGTCATGTTTGCAATTGCCGTTAATTGTTCGCCACCTCGGGTAACATTGGGAAAAGCTAAACCCGGCCCCCGCCCGGTTACATCTTTATAAATTTCGGTTCCGGTGTTTACGGCCCTCATTGGACCCGAGAGGATACCAGTGGCTTGGTCTACATCTACCATCTCGTCTACGATTAAACCCGGTGTAGCCGAAGGTTCTTGACTGCGTTGTTCTGCGCTTACACCTAATCGTTCATCTAAAGCGGAATAACCAGTGGGTCCACCTAGCTGAAACTTAGCCACAGCGCCCCCTTTGGCATAACCGGTGTCAGCGGAAGGATCTAAAAAAGGAACGCCCGCCGGACCTAAGTTTCTTGATCTGTTTTCAATAGCTTGCCAGACACTTCGAGTTAAAGCAGGGCTTTCTGTAGTAGTACGGCCAGTGTAAGGATCAAAAGTAGTAACTGGACGAGTAATCTGCTCAAGAATACTATCAACCATATTAGTTTGCGCTTCGGAAAGTGTACCCTCACCATAACCTTGTAGAAGCGCAGGATCAGTTAATAAGCCGCGCATAATTGCTTCCTGACTGCTACCAAAAAGTTTGCTGTAATCCGTCTGCAAAGTTTTAGCGCCATTAATAATTTCCGTAAATCTGTCAAGGTCGAGTCTACCGGCTTCGTGCATAGCTCTGTTGTTTTCTACAATTTCCGCTAATCTTTGCTGGGCATTTCGCATCTCGCGTAAATCAAGGAACTGCGCTTGTTGTAAATTAAGTTGTTGCGTTTGTAAGTTTTCTAAAAACTGTCGTTCCTCAAGATCCATTTGCAACGCGCTATCTTCTAGCATACCCCCGATAATTGGCATCCAACTGAACGCACTTGTACCGTAACCGCCCACTGTTGCTTCACGTTGCCGCTCCATTTCTCGTAACTGGTCAAGACTTAAATCCACGCCTTTTTCAGCCAGCCATTCTGCAAACTTATCGTTGTCCATCAAACGCGCCATGTTCGTATCAAACTGTCGCGCCGCTTCTCTCTGACCATCTTGAAATAAGATCATTTGGTGAGTAAGGCGGTTACCTTGTCGTATAAGTTCGTTTTCTAATACGGACGCCTGACGTGCATTAAGCCCCTCTTCTACGATCCTTCTTAATTCTAAATTAGCGTCAATGTTTCTTTGTAAAAAGTCGCTCTCTCGCTGTGTTAAACGGTCATCCATTAACAATTGTTGGACTTGAGCATCGTCCTGAAGATCTATGGTCCATTCGCCGCGTTCGTCTATATGTCTAGAATCTATTACGCCTTTGGCTCTGAGCCGCTCCATCGCAGCACGGTTATTGTCGCTATTAAGATCTCGCCGTAAGGTGTCTTCCATTTGAGCCAGATTAGTAGCGTGTTCTTGAGAACTCTGTTGTAAATCTTTTTCAAGGGCGCCCCTTAACAACGTACCTTCCCGGTCTTGGGTTAAATCTATAGCCCCGCCAAGGAGTTGCGCCCGTGCGCCGCGTTCGGCCGCAATACGGGCAGCTTCGGCGGACTCCGCAGACTGTAAAGCTCCTGCGGCAGCAGCCCGCTCTATGTTTCGCATTTCTTTCGCTCCGCTTGCAGCACTTGCCGCCAGAGGTTGAGCAGCAGACGCTATTTGAGAAGCTAGAGGTCTTCCGGTCATGGATTGACCTGTACGGGGATCAACACCCGAAGCCAGATTTAAACCCGCCGTAGCCATATCAAAATAAAGCTTGGTTTGAAGGTCGCGTTTAGTGTCCGAAGTATCTCCTAATAGGCGCTGATAAATCGGCATTCTAGATTCAACCATTTCGGAAAACTGGTCTTCCGTAGCGGGAGCGCCTAAATCCATGTACTGGGCAAGAACGTTTTGACCTACCCTCTGTGGATTATAAAGCGAAGCTCCGCCCCCCTGAAAATGTTGAACAGGACCGCCCCGATTCATTTCAGGAACTACTTCTTGCACCGAAGCATCCATCATTAACTCGCCCACGCCCTGACCCATGGGCGTTGGTGCGCCCATCTCGGTTTCCATTTCAACTTCGCCAGCAATTCCCTGCATCAATTCCCCGACGCCGGAGTCCATCGCGCCTTGCTCCGTCATCATAATGGTAGGCTGCACCAGCGTTAACACAGATTCAGGCGTAGCCGACGCATCTCTTTCGCCTACGAAGTTAGCCAGCTCGTCATACCGCTCTTGCAAGGTGCGGTCATTCCCGCGTATAGCATCAATTAATTCATCTGTAGTGTCAGCGGTATCAATGCCCGTCATCATTTCATCAACGTATTCCGCGCCTAGCATTTCGCCTTGTTGCGCAGCGGCGTTTTCGGTCATTTGCACTTGAGCTTCAGGAGGAGGACCCATAGGAGCTGCCATAGGAGCTGCCATAGGAGCCGCCATAGGAGCCGCAGGTGCGGGAGCCGGGAGCATTGGAATAGGGGGACCGCCGTTAGCCAAGCGGTTCAGTTGGCGTCTTAGGTAATCTTTTTCTCTAAGATCGCGGGCGTATTCTTCCCGTGCGGCTATACGTTCTCGACCACGGGTATGCGTCTTGGGCGCAATACGGTAAATTTCGTCGTCAACATTACGAATAGTGCGCTCATCGTGGCGCATCAAACCGCCTCGGTTCATAAACATGGGTCGTTGAAGTACAGTCATATTCAGCCCTAGAACATATTCATTGCTCTGGCGCCACCTACAGCGCCAAGCCCTGCAATTCCTAAACCAAGCACTTGTTGCGCCGTGGAAGGATCTTGCGTGTTTTGTTGAGTAATGGTTGCCTGACTTGTTGGCGTTCCGCGATAAATGTCAGAAAGAAAACCAAGCTGCTGATAAGGTGCTGCAAGCTGCTCCATGCGAGTGCGACGTAAAGCATCCAGTTCAGCTTGTTGCTGACCGCGCTGCATTCCGCCTAATGCGGTCAACATCTGCACGTCACCAAGATTGGATCGCTGTGCCATCTCTCCTAACCCAGCCTGTTGCAACCCTAAGTTAGCGGCTTGTGCGCCGAGGCCCGCGTACTGATTAGAAAGAGCGCCGAGGCCCTGTCCAATGTTTTGCATCTGGGCAATATCAGCCTGACTAAGTTGTCCGTATTGGATTCCCAGCCCACCGAGGCCCTGTGCAGAGGCTAAACGGCGTTGCTGTGTGTCCTCAAATGCTTTTTGTGCGGCTCCTCGTGCTGATTCGTAACCCTGCGCACGGATATTTCCGGCTGCACGGCCTTGTTCTCTTAAAATGTTCTTTGCCAGCTCTGCTTCCATAATGCCGGATCGTGCCCCGCCAAAAGCTCCGCTGCTTACTGCGCCCGCTCGGGCTTGCGCCTGTTGTCGCGCACCCTGATCGGCAATGTCCTGCATCGTTTGCTGAACCACCTGATTTTCATAAGGGTTCATAAACGCATCGGTTTGCATAGTCGGATCAAACGTACCTGCACTTGCCAGCATTCCTTCGCCCGCAGCTTCTTGCCATTTGTAAGGCAGCTCTCTTAATTGCTGCGCGAGTCGGCCGGATTCAAGCAGGTATTCTTGGCCTTGACCTAAAGTAGGAAGGGCGGCGTCTTCGATTAACCCCTGTCCTGCGGTAACTTGGTCAACAGCGCCTTGCAGATAGGGTACATACGCGCCGATTCCGGCTTGGCCCAGTGTGGCGGCTTGTTGTTCTAGTCCACTAAGTCCGGCAACTTGGTAAGCGGGGGGCAGTGCTGATTGGTCTGTAATGCGACCAGTAACGAGATCTTTAACGTCTTGAAGAAGTCCCAGCCGATAGGCTTCGACTTGAGGATCTTCCTTGACAATTTGCGTGGTAGTTTCATTAGCCATCAGGCAACTCCCTCGTATGTCCTCATTATTTCGTACATTTTCCTTACGCCTTGGCCTCGGTCACCGTTTCCTGCGCCTCGTACTGCTCGTTCGGTCATTACGAATTCGCCATCCGAAAGCATGGCGGGGATGTCATCGGAAGTGCCTGTGCCGGGGCCAGAGATAGCGCCGTCTCTACGAGGAAAATCGGAAGTATAACCTCCCTGCGCTGCGCCATACGGCGAGGCAGTGAGGTTATAAGGTGCCCCACCGGCAAAAACTCTGTATTTCTGGGGATTAGCGGCCAATAGATCCCACGCACCTTGACCTCCCAAATCAAACGGATCAGGAGCTTCTTCCATTTCAGGCGGTTTAAAACCGCCAGTAGCGGCAAGGCCCAAAATGCCCGCACCTGCCAATGGCCCCCATGTGCGTCCCAAGCCGGGGTTATAGCCTTCTGCATTTCCAAACGCAGCCAATAAATCGCGATAGCCTAGCCCTTGTAACCCCTCTGTTTGTGCAGCTTTTTGCATAACTTCGCCAACTGTAGCTTCGGTAGTTAAGCCAAGTTCCGCTCTTAAAATTTCTTCAGGTGTATAGCTGGAAGGGAAAAAAGCTTTTCTTCCTGCGGTGAAAAAATCATCCCCTCCGGGGGTAAACATATCTTTTACGGAACTGAAAAAGCCCGGTGGTTTTTGAATTTGTCCCAACGCATCAGCGGTGGTGGTTCCTGTGGCTGTTGTTTCAATGCCGCTGGTTACAGTGGGAGCCTTCACGTCCGCGCCGGTAGTTTGGGCTTGGCGAGACAATTGCGCAAGCGAGTCCCCGGTGGTTTGCGCTCCAACTACATCCCCTTGCGGATTAACATTTTGGGGTAAAAATCCCGGCTTCGTATTTGCCCACATATCTGTTGAAAGATTAGAAGAAGCAGTGGGCGGCCCAGTCACTTGTGGCGCACCCTGCACAGGACCGACCGGTAACCCAGCCGTATTAACCTGACCGCCCGGTGGAATATGCGTTGCCGAAACGGTTCCTTGGGGCACACCTGCACCAGTAGGTGAAACACTAAGAGATCCGGCCGGGGGTTGAGTAACCGGTAACTTAGCTTGTGCCGCCTGTGCTGCATTTTGGTTAAGTTGCGCAGCTACGGGGTTATACGGTGCCGCACCCGGTAGACCGGAACGCACTCCTGCTCCAAATCCTGTGCCAAACCCCTGTCCTGCTTTCATTCCTCTAAAGCCGCCTTGAATGCCTTTAAACAGTCCAGCGGTCAGGCCACCAATAGCCCCCATTTTAAGAGCGTCTTTAAGATCGCCACCTTGTATTAAAGTGCCAATGCCGCTTCCTAAAGAAGCTGCAAGAATAGGTCCTACGCCGGGAACAAAGTTTAGCCCAATAGAGAGTGCGATAGGCGCTACTTTTTTAACGACCCTGATTACTTTTTTAACGGCTTTCTTTAGCCCTTTGAATAATTTCTTGAGAAAAAACTCAGGCTGACCCGTGACAGGGTTAATGGAATTAAGCTCGCTGCCAACCACGTACCGCTCGGGATCGATTCCCATAGCCCGCATTTGGTTGAATAAACTCTCTTTCAGGCGAGGATTCTCGTCAAAAACAGCCATGGGAATGACCGTTTCGCCTTCGGCGGCATGGACCATGTACGTGTCTTCGTAACGTCCGTACTCCGCCAGTTTGTCCGCTACATTGTGAAGTCCAGCAATACCGTTGTGAGGAACGTCGTCATCGGCCCATTCTCCGACGGTTGCCGTAAGAAAAGAAGCAAGACCCCCATCGGGAACTTCCATAGATTCTGGACGCACAAAATCGTTCACAAGCACACTCCAATGATTATCTGGGTATTATTGCCTAAAGAAGCAAAATTGTCATTGTTCATGGTAAGGAAACCGTTACCGATCCTACGGCGCTGGTAGCAGTTAAACCAGCAGGATAAGGTTGATTAGCAAGTGTAATGTGTAAGACGCCGTTTACTTGAAAGACGGCCCCTGTTTCTAGTCCCTGATTATTGTCCTGTAAATTCGTAAGAGTAATGTCCGTGGCCCGTAATTCGCCGGGATTCTGTGCTTGTTCAAGAAACACGGAAAAGGCACGAACTACTTCGGCCGCGTAATTCTGGTTGTATTCTCTTGGAGCTTGAGGAAATAAGGGCCTTACGACCTTACGCGAACTCATTACGCCACACCCTCCATTGCCTCTAATGAACCAATGCCCGCCCGTAAATTAGCCGAATCTGCTTTAGCAGGGTCGAACTCCGCCTCTATGTGTCGCAAATTTTTAGGGTCAAACATTAAAATTATTTCTCCGCCTATGTGCATTCCACTAAAACCTTGGTCTTTTAAAACTTGATGAATATCAGACCAATATTCATGCCTCCAATTACCCGATTGACCCGGATCAAGCATAGGGGCACGTGTGCCTTCGGTTATCCGCTCCTTTACTAGTCTTTCGGCTGCGCCCACCTCAGTGGGTGTTGCCAACTTTCCTCGTGAAAATAAGGGTATTCGGTTGCGGTTAAGCTCACCCCATGGCCCGAGGCCACCAAACCTATCAGGACTTGGTGAAGTATAAACGCCGGGACCATAAGCAGAATTTTTAGGAGGATCAGGAAGTTTAAATTCTGTAAAGTCCTCTAGGTCAGCAGGAGTATAATGGTAAAGAATACGCTTGGTATTCCACCCTTGTTCTGCTGCGCGGCCTAATCTAGCAGCAGGGGTCATATCCAGTTCACTAAAAAGCGAATCTTGGACCGTGGGCGAAGGTTCTTGTGGAGTAGGTGGAGGTTCTCTTCGAGCGTCACTTTCCTGTTGCCGTCGCTCTTCTTCTTGTTTGCGTCGTTGTCGAGCCAGAGTTCGTTCTCGTTGCCGTCTGTCAGCTTCGGGTTCGTGAGGGTCATGCCGACGGTCATCATCCCAAATACCACGCCGTTTTACGGCAGCGCGAGGAACAAAAGGTAAAACACTGGTCATTTCCATGGAAGCTAGTTGCCGCAAGGTACTGGCTTTATCAAAATCTCCTGCATCTTCTGCCGCAAGTGCTTGCTTGATTAAGTTATTGGCACTCATTACAGCGCGAGTTTCGCCCACAATAGGGGTCATGTCTGCAATAGTTCCTAACGGATCTTCTCGCGCTCCTTCAACAATGGCTGTACCTAGTCCGGCAATATCGCCGCCCAATTCTTCACCACTTATGAAAGAAGGCTGGAGGCGCTCATCGGCCCGTATAAAGTAATTACCTATGGTCTCAGGCCATTCCGACACTCCGCGAAGATAAGCCCCTATTTTTTGAAAAGCACCTAAGTCTCCAATACCCTGCGAAGGGGGATACTGACTTGGATCAAAAGTTACTTCTGCCGATTGCATATCCGAAAGCACTTCTGGGCTGTATCCAGAATCGCTGTGAATATAAAGAGGATCAGACGGAGATAAAGGAATACCGTTAGCCACTAACGCCTCCCGTCAGAACGCACTTCAACGCGAGGACTGCCTAAGCGCCATTGTATGTCTGCCATAGTGGAATCTACTTTTAAAGCAAAAGCCCTGCCACGCAAACGAACATAGGTTTCAGTGGTAAATTGTTCCACGGGCGTTGTGGCGCTCTGCGTTACAGTAGACGCATCGCTTTGAAGGTACTGACCGCCCGGATAATTGCGGGTTTGTAAGGTCATGGTGACCGCCGGGGAGGAAGTAGTAGACGCATCAAATGTTACGTCTGGTATCAACTTGCTTAAAAACACAAAGTCTTCTCCGTCGCCAATGCTTAACTGGCTACTTTCAATGTAACTGGAAAAAGCTGACGGAGGGTTGGTGCTGCCGTCATTAAGTCCAGATTCTTGATTATAAAGGTAGCCATCGGTTCCCGCCGCTAAAGGATAGTCGCTGACTCCGCGATCCAGCCAATAAGTGCGGACCATACTGCCGTAGTACCACACCTGTTCCTGATAGTTGTAAACGACGTACTTGTCCACTTCTGTGGCATCAGAGGAAGGATAAAACCACCAAATCTCTGAAAAAGAGCTGTTCAAGCAAGCAGTAACCAGCTCCATTTGTTCAATATTAAAATCGTTAAAAACGTAAGAACGTACCGCACACGCCAACTTTTGAACCTGTCCGGTGTAAATATAAAACTCTTCTACCCCCATCCAGAACACCGTATCGTCCACGGCCTTGGCGGCTAAGGGTCCGGCAATCGTGGTATTTTCAGAAATCTGATCGATACCAAAAGTAAACGGAGGCCCTAAAAACTGCATGGCGTGTAAGGAAACGTCTGTAAAAACAAGGACTTGTTGGCGCGTTTCTACTGCACAAACAATCTGCGATCCCGCGCCTACTCGCAAATCACCCGCCGTATTGTTAGCGGTGGCCGTCCACGTAGTAATGGACTCCTGATCGCTAAATCGAATCAGTAAGGGGTCCATCGTGCCAATGTCTGTTTCAGGATCTGTGCCAAAAACGACTACATGACGATCTCGATCACTTACCAACACCTGTTTGGCTTTGGTGGGAGTAGTCGTGTCGCTTATTTGAATCCAGTTAGCCGCATCCGCACTGGGGTCCGTGGTCCCTGAGACAGTAACCACGCACTCGTAGCTTCGGTAGTTGGCCGGAGAATAAACTTTATCCCCTACGGAATAGGAGGTGCCGCTTACCCACAAGGTACCACCCGCTATGGCCGTAAGAGGTAGAGCGCGATCCGTCCCCAGCGTATCTGCACTGGTGTCCCAGTAATAGATATTTCCGTCACGCACATTAAAGATAAGATCTTCGCCAAAATTGTCCTGAGTATAGAGACGTAGTTCATTAGTAATAGCCGTCGCTGTAATGCCTGATCCCCATGTGCTACGACCCCACGTACCTGCGCCCCATCCAGTGCCGGGAACCGAGAGAGTCAGACCAGAATTAATTTGGTAATAGCCGATAGTGGAAGCGCCACCGTTGCCGGTGTCAGAGCTGTTAGCTGTCACCAGAGTAGGCGCAAGTTGACCATCTACCGTAATGCTTTGGATCGAAGTACCTGCGGCTCTGGCTTCAATCTTGTAACTGTTGTCATTAACAACTTCAGTAATCTGATACTCTTGGTTGAGTACCGCCGCAGTAATATTGCCTCCTAAAGAAACCGCCCCGGAAAACGTCACAAAGTCATTTTTTACCGCTCCGTGGGCCGTGTCGCTTACAGTAAGAGTAGACTGGCCGTTAACCGCCGCAAACGTAACATCTCCCGCAGCCGTTGTGCTGCGTAAAGGGGTAATGTCATAAAAGGCATTCCCTTCTTTTATGTAATACTTAACAGTTGTACCCACTCCTGTAAGTTGCGTTCCCGCTAGGGTTACCCAGTTATGTAAAGCCCGACAGATCCCTAAAAAACTATTAGTTGCAGCTTTTGCCCAGCCTCCTATTTTTTCTGGCAACCCGAAACGAAATCGCACTTTGTCAGAATCAAACCAACCGCCTTCGTTAGTGTAAGAAGTGGTTTCCCGGTTTATTCCCGGTCTAAACTGTAGTTTCGTTAAAGGCATTTATTCACCATTTTTTGTCAGGACATTGGGCGTCCTTTAACCAGACTTTTGCTTTCATAATACAACCACAACCTTTGCAAATACCCATTTTGGTTAAGTTGGGGCAAAACACGCACTGAGCAAATCGCTCTGTGGCCGTAGTTTTATCCGTTAAAATAGTTATTTCTTTTTCCTCTTGAGATACACATCCAGCCTTTCCTTGTACCCCGGCATAAAATGATCGGAAATAGCTTCTTTCTTGGCTTTCATAAAATCACGTTTTTTAAATTCCACGGGTGGATCAACAAAGTCATCCCCGTTGTTAGCAAAGTACAGCATACTTTGACTCATACTTGCGCCATAACACAGGCGTGGTATTCGCGCTACCAGATCGCTTCCCGAGACAACAGACACTTGGTTTTCCAGCTTCATAGGCCGCTTAAAACCTTTAAAAAAAGTGTTGGGTTTGCCAAAAGTGATTACAGATAATTTCTTGTGCTTCTTGTGTAGCTTGGCAGCGGAGATTTCGCAAAGTGCGCCCCCGAGTGAGTGGCCGCAAATTAGGGTATGTTTATCAAAATCAATGTGCTTTTTAATCTTCCCCCAGACAGAGGCATGAGCCGCGACAAATCCGGAATGACACAAACGTCCTGCATAAGGTACGGGTATCGCGCTTAAATTAAATAGCCAATCCCGTAGCTGTTGCGTTCCTCGAAAAGCAATGATGTTGAGATCCGGTTGGTTAATTATATAGGCCGTGGTTGAGGTCCATTTGTTTTCTATTTTAATAGCCCCGGCATTTTCCTTGTTATACGCTTTGTCTGCCCATTTACAGGCGGTTCTGAGTAACTGTGACTTAGCTTTCATTTGTCCGCCTTGTTTTCTAATCGCTTAAATATCGCACCAAGTAAGTCTTTGATTTCCCTAATATCTTCGCGGTAATCATCCTTGGCAATGTATTTCTCAGGGACAAGCTTGATGTCCTCTTCGAGCCGATCTAACAAGACAAATATACGGTTGACCATCCAGCCCCCAAAAAAAGCCACAACTACGACCGCCAAATTGAACATTGTTTGGTAATCCATAACTACTCGCTATCGTTCAAAGGGTTATCCAAAATCTGCTCAATCCGGCTTTCTAGGTCTTCCCGTATTTCCCGCAAATCCGTATCCACTTCTCTAAGGGTATCGTTCACTCTCTCTTCGAGAGCATACACATCGTCACGTAACTCTCTAGTGGTATTAGCCACAGCATCTTCCGCGATTCTAGCAATACTTTCGGTTTGGCGCACATCTGCCTCGATGGTGTCGATTTGGTCATTAATGTTGCCCAGTATGCGTTCAAGCTGGTTCTCAACCCCTTCAGTCTCCGCTCTTAATGATTCTTCTACCGTATCCAGTATGCGATCTTGGTCGGTGAGCCGTGATTGCAGCACTGCCAGCGCTTCGTCATAGGCCGAAAA